AAAAAAAAATTGTTGCGTGATCGTAACACATTTCAAGATGAAATATGGTGTAAAGTAACAGACAGATTAACAACTTTAATTCCTCATTACTTTAAACCACGTATTTTAGATGACGATGAAGTTTTGAATGGAATGAACAACAATCAACACATGAAACCTATTGAATTACCAACATCATCAGGTTATCCTGAAAATATTAGATTTAATAAAGAAAAAGGAAAAAATAAATTTATTGGAGTTAATAATTTTACTGGAAGACAATTTTTCAAAGATCCTGAATTTGAATATAGATACAAATGTACATGGAATCATATTTGTGGTATTGAAAAATATGATGAAATTAATGAACATATAATATGTGATTTTCTTAAAGATGAAAGATTACCTAGAGAAAAAATTTTTACAAAAAATGAAGATGGAACAATAACTTGGTTACTTAAAGGAAGAATTATGGGTCCACAACCCTTAGAGTATTTATTATGCGAAAGAAAACTTTATGGATCATTTTATTGTAACATTCTTGAATGGAGATCATTTGGAGGATTTGTTGAATTAGGAGTAGATCCACTATCAAAAGATTGGCATAATTTAATTAACAGACTTAGTATATATGGAATAAACACAAGTAAAGTTATTGCTGGGGACATTGGCACTTTAGATGCAAGTATTTCAGAGTTTGTAGCATTGAATCACAGCAAAGTTGTATCAGATTGGTACGGCTGGGAGATTGGAAGTCCAGAAATGAATGCTCACAATTATTTTATAAAAAGATTAAATACAAATGTTTTACATCTTGCATGTAATATACTTTATGAAACTTGTGGTAATCCCTCTGGAAAATTTATGACAACAGTTAGCAATTGTTTAGTTACAGCAACAGGTCTTGCTTATACAGCAGCTAAAGTAGCTTTAGAAAAACATTTAACAGAAGAGGAAAGTATGATTAAAGCGGAAAAAGTCTTCAAAAATTGTTCTACATTTGGTGATGATCATTTGTATTGCATTGATGAATTAGATCCTGATTTTAATATGCACGATGTTGAAAGATTTTTAAAACCTTTTGGACTTAAATATACTGGAACAGTTAAAACAGCTCCTTTACCAAAATGGTATGATTGGAATGATACAACATATTTATCAAGAAAATTTACTTTAGATGGTGACCACTTTTATAAAGGTCCTCTTAAAGACAATATATTAGATGAGATGGTAATGTG